ATCGTTCCAAGGATTATGTGGAAATTGAAGTTACTTTGAACGCACAAGGTAACACCACAGACACAGGCTCGACTGGTGGATTTGGTAACATTAAATGGCAATTACAAAACGCTAAGCCTTCAGGTACTTACCAGTAACCTGATCAATGTTGGCTGGGGTAGGCCGCCTTCCCCTACCCCAGTTCAACCTAAAACAATCGAAGGCAGATGGAAGGAACCATGTCTAAAACAATTACACTCCCAAGCGGTGCAACAGTTAAATTACGCGATCCTGCTACATTGTTGATGAAAGATCGCAACAAAGTAATGGAACAAGTTGGCAACGCAGAAAACGAAATTACACGAGCCATTGCAATTGCAAATGGTTTAATCTCGGTATCTGTTGTTGAATGGTCATTTGACCTTATACCGCCTAGCATCCGTCCTGCTTCGCTGGAAGAATTGACACCAAAAGATTACGATTTTCTTACAACCGCGGTGGATGAAGCAGCATTTTATTTATTCCCTAATCTAACAGATGAAGGAAAAGACGACCCAAAAGCGAGTACCGCAAACTCCGCAGACTGAAAGATGTCTGGACAGGTAGTTCGCGGTCTGACGATTTAGAATATCCAGACGAGCAATATTTGTATTACATATGTGCAAAGCAATTTGGTTGGACTATTAATGAGTTCAACGAACAGCCAGCGTATATGACTCATTGGTTAATAGCCATGGCGCAATTAGAAATAGAGGTTGAAAATGAGCGACAATCTGCCTCAGGTTGAAGCCGCATTGAAAGCCTACAGAGCAACTTTTGATTTACGCGTTGCCAAAGCCGCAATGGAAATATCCATGGCGCTTGAAGGATTTGGTAAGCGTCAAATTAAAGGTGAAAGACCCAAAGGTCAAAAGGCGATCACAGGACAACCGCCTATGAACCGCACAGGTAATTTGCGCCGAAGCATTCGAGGTCAAACCACCAGAATTGGGTTTGCTAAGTATTCAGCCATTGTTGGTGCGGACATGATTTATGCTCGCGCTGTTGAAATGGGTGATCCTTACAACCCACCAAGTTGGCAAAATAACGAGCGTTTTCCTTACTTACAACCAGCGTTAAACGAATTTGCACAAACAAATTTAGTATTGCGCATACTACGAAAGCACCTAGGAGTTAAGTGATGGCAGAGATCCCACCATTAAATGTCAAAGTAAACATTGATGCCTCCGGGGTTTCTGCTGGCGTTGCTCAGGCTAATGCTGGAATTGATTCCATCAGCCAAAAGGCTAAAACAGCCAGTTCTGGTATTGGAAAATTGGGTGCCAGTTTTAAAACGCTTGCAAGCGGATTAATAGCCACAGGTGGAATTATTGCGTTAAGTAATGCGCTGGGCGGTATTCGCCAAGGTGCAATTGATGTTGAAATCCAAACCAATCGTTTAAATAATGCACTTACAAATTTGGGTGCTACGGCTGCGCGTGATTCAGGTGCTGTTGCTGATTATGCCAATTCGTTTTCTAAACTTGGTTTTGCTGGTGAAGATGCTCTTGGCGCAATGAGTACGCTGGTTAATGCAACTGGTAGCGTAGATCAAGCCCAAAGGCTTATGGGTATATCAGCCGATTATGCTCGCGACAATCAAATCACTTTGGCTGCTGCTTCAAATATTATGGCAAAAGCAACCATGGGCAACATGAAAGCGTTCAAAGCCTATGGCATTGAATTAGATGAAAACATTCCTAGGAACAAAGCAATTGCCAAAGCATTTGATCAATTAAATGAAAAAATCGGTGGAAGCGCCACCAAATACCTTGATACATTTGCTGGGCGTATGTCGGTATTAAGAGAGACATTTGAAGATTTTGTTGAGCGAGCGATCATGCCTGTTCTGCCATACCTTACAAAATTCGCAGGTGTTTTAGTTAGCGTTGCTCAATGGATTGATACAAATAGCGATGCGCTTAAAATCTATGGCGGATTAATTTTGGTTGTAACAGGCTATTTAAAAGGCATGGCAATTATTAGTGCAATTCTAGCTGGTATTAATCCATTAACTTGAATTGCTCTTGGTGTAGCCGCGCTTGCAGTTGTGTTTGTAAAATTATGGAATACATTTGAAGGATTCCGTAAGGCAATGGCTACAGCACTTGCTGTGGTTGTTGCCGCCATTGGTTACATGGTTGGCGGGTTGTCTAAATTTCTTGGGTTGCTTTCAAAAATTCCAAAAATGGGATTTCTTAAAGGCGTAGCCGAAAGCGCAAGTGATATTGCCAAAAACCTTGGCAAAGCCGCTGGAAGCATTGACAAAATGAGCAATAAAAAATTAACAGTACCTAAAATTCCAACCATGCCTGATTTTGTAAAGCCCGGGGATAAAACTGGTATTACAGGAAATGTAACTGGTGGTGACACAACAGGCGGTAAAGGCGGCTCAGGTACAATACAATATGTAACAATTTACGCATCCAATACAAATGATATTGCTAAAAAATTAGCAAAAGCAGCCAAAAATGGACAACCAATAGGCGGGGGTAAATAAATGCCACTAACGGACTATTCCGTAGTCTATAACGGGCTAACGATCGGTGCGGGAACCAATTTTCCAATTCTACAAATTGAAGGACTAGGCGGTACTTCACCGCTTCGTATTCAGGATGACAACCGCGGATATATAGATGGTTCATATACTGGTCGAGATTTTTATGATGAGCGTACTGTCTACATTGATGTCTTAATTTTAGGCAGTTCCAGCGTTACGGCACAAACAAATTACAAAACATTACAGAATGCTTTTGCGCCACAACCAGTTGGATACTATCCAGACCCTACTGGAATTACCTCATCTGCTAATCAATTAAAATTATTTCAATATCGTCTAAATGTTAATACTGGCGACAAAATTATGTATGGTCGCTCGCGTGGTTTGGTTACACCTATTGACCCAGACTTTACATATGGATTTATTAAAACACGCATTATGATGTCATTTCCAGACCCGCGTTACTATGATGCATTACAAAACACTAGCCTTGCTTCATCTGTTACCTTATCCAATGCTGGTTGGGCTACATCATGTCCTCGCATTTATGTTTCAACTCCAAGCGCAACGGGTGTAATATCAGACGGCGCTATCAATATGCGTTTTGCTAATGCTAGCGGTTTAGGTGATATGGTTATTGACTTACTGCAACGCGTAGTTTATTTAGGTGGAATCCCTACGCGCAATGTTTTAACTGCGGCAAGTAATGGTTGGTTATCGCTTGCGCCAAATTCAGGCACAAAGACTTGGACAAGTACAATTGGAAACATGGTAGTTTATTATCAGAATGCGTATGTGTAATGGCAGACGCAGAGTTTCGCTATGTAATGACCAATTTATATCAGTCAGGCGTTACACCTAATCCTATTATTGCGGAATTGCCTTTTACTGATGTGAATTTTACCCAGCAGTTAAACTCTATTGGAACATTTCAAGGTCATGTGCTTTTATCTGGTTTTAATACAAATAACTTAAATGTCTACAATGGCACAATTCCCGGTAAAACTATTTTGTGGGTGTTATATACCGACCCAGAAACATCTGTTAGCCTACCTGTTTGGTCTGGTGTTATCTGGACGCGTGAATATGATTCATCATCTCAGACACTATCTATTGGTGCGCAAGAAATGATGTCGTTGTATAACCGCAGACGCATTAGTACAACCAAGAATTATAGCAATATTTTTTACGATCCTATGTTTATTGCTTATGAACTTATGAAGTATGCCGAAGCATTACCTAACGGCAATACTGGTTTAACTTACAATACAGATACCAGTCCTTTTGCAACCAAAAAATTGTATGAAGGTTATGAACTAAAATCTGTGTATCAAGCCATTAAAGATTTAGCGTCCAATTTTTTTGACTTTAAAATTGCGCCATATCTTGATGGTAATAACCTTAAAAATCGTTTTTGGTTGGGCGACCCACTTGGTAGTATTTATAGTACAAGTTCTATACTTGCACCTGTATTTCAATTTCCGGGTAATTTGGTGGAATATAAATTTCCAGAAGATGCAACTGGCGCGGCTAACAAATTGTACGGCTTAGGTTATGGCGCAAACAACACCAAGATTTTGGCTACCGCTATTGACCCAAGTAGAATTGGTCCAAGTGCTACATTAGATCCTTGGCCATTGCTAGAAGATACAGCCAATTACATTGATATTGGTGATTTACAATTACTTAAAGATTTAACCCTTGGGCAACTTAATGCAATTTCTTATCCGCCTACAACTATTGAAGTTGTTATTCCGCCATATGTAGACCCAACATATCCTTTATCTTACAAAATTGGTGATCAAGTTCGTATGGATATTCAAGACGACTACTTCCCATCTGGACTTAATGGCGAGATTTTGCGCATTATGGCAATTAGTGTTTCCCCCGGTGAAAATGGTCCATCACGAGTTACACTTACGCTGACAAGATTACTAGCAGCGGGAACGGTTACATAATGGCATTTGTAAATCTTCCACCTAATTTTCAAGATATGTTTTACAGCATTACCGATCGCATAGCCAAATTAGAAACTGGTCCAAATCAGGCTATGTACACGGCTGAATCTGCACAAGGTAGTTCTGCACAAGCACTTTATCAAGCACAACAAGCAACAATAATTGCTGTAAGCGCACAATCAGTTGCTACAAATGCACAAGTGCAAGCAATTAATGCTGGCATACAAGCCAATAACGCTGCTTCACAAGCAACCATTGCGCAATCACAAGCGACCATTGCTTCATCACAAGCAACTGCGGCGCAAGTAACTGCTAATGGCAAAAACAAAGTTTATTATTCTACAAGTGGTCCGGGGTCTACCGCGAATACAGTAGGCGATATTTGGTATCAATATGGAACATCTGGCACATATGCTAACAAAGTAATTGCACAATTTTCAGGTGCAGGTGGCACATCTTGGACATCAGTTACAGTATCAGGCTTGGTAATTGCAAACATTGATGCTGGTTCTATTACAACTGGAACGCTTAGTGCAATTACAATTTCGGCTGGTACGGGTGCTAATGCATTTAATGTAAGTTCATCAGGCGTTATGTCCGCGCAAGGTGCTTGGATTAAAGGTAACATCACAGCGGATAGCGGTACTTTCAATGGAACTGTTAATGCCGCTACAGGTTATTTTGGAAACTTAGCGGGTGGCAACTACTGGTCAATTGGTGCAAGCGGATTGACTGGCGTGGGTTCAGCGGTAATTACAGGCGGACTTATTCAAGGTTCATCCATTACAGTACCAAACTCAGCGTCATGGAAATTTGCGGTGGATTCAGCAGGTAGTTTGCAAGCCGTTAATGCAAATATTACTGGAACAATTTTTGCATCAAGCGGAACTATTGGTGGTTGGAACTTATCAGGAACTGCAATTAGCAAAACAGTTGGCACCAAAACTTTATCTCTAGATTCAACAAACGCTATTATTACAATCAACGATAGCAGCACAGGTATTTTATCGGGTGGCGGCATCAATATGACGGCTGGTTCGGTAACAGGTTCATACGGTGCAGGTGGTTTTGCTATTGCTGGCACAGGTACTGCTGCAATTACTTACTCAGGTAGTGGTGATTTAATTATTCAAGGTGGCGCTACAACAGGAATTACATTGCGACCTGGTGCTGGTTTAGGCTTACAAGTGCAAGTTGAAGGTGCTTTGAATTCACTTACTGGTTCAATTTCTGCTGGAAATGTGTCAGGAAGTGCCACAACATTAACTGCTGGCGCGTTTATGGGGTCAGGCGGCACATTGATTTCAAGGCGCGATAATGCTACTCCGCTTTTTGCAAGTAGATTTAACGCCAGCGGTACGGCAGAAATGATTCGTTTGACATACAACGGCAGCGATGCTGGTGGTATTACAACAACATCAGGTGGAGTGCCAGCCTTTAGAAATGCTTCAGATTACCGACTCAAGCAAAATATTGAAAATTTTGATTCGGCAGCTTCCTTAATCAAGCAAATTCAGTTGCGTTCTTTTGAATTTATTAAGGACCCTGAAGAACCTCAAATTGGTTTTATTGCTCACGAATTGGCAGAGGTATTGCCAGCATTGGTTATGGGCGAAAAAGATGCTATTGATGAAGATGGCAACCCAGCTTATCAATCAATCTTGGCAACTAACCTTATTCCATATTTAACTGGCGCATTAAAAGAAGCAATCCTAAGAATCGAAGCACTAGAGGGGGAATAAATGGAACAAGAAATAGACATTCAAGAAATCTTAAAAAATATGCGTGAAACCATTGGCGTATTAGCCCAGGAAAACGCAGTTCTAAAAGCACAGATCACATCACTTAACTCATAACGGGAGAACCGCGCAAATGACACCAGCAAACTGGGCAGGCTTAATAGTCTCAATTATCGCAATTGTAAGTGCCTTTGCAGGCTCGGTGCGATGGCTTGTAAAGCATTACTTAGCCGAACTCAAGCCCAATGGTGGCAGCAGTCTAAAAGATTCAGTTAATCGCCTTGAAGCACAAATGGAGTTAATCCTAGAATTGGTGAAGTCAAAGTGAAGTTAGCAAAAAAGGCATCACCAGCGGCAGTGGCAGTGCTTCGCCAAGCCACCGCCCTGAAGCCATTGCGCAAGAAACTTTCAGATGGACTTTTGCCATCGGCTGCCCATCAAAAGCAAAGCCCCAATTCCGATCACAATACTGGTTTGGCCGTTGACCTTACACACGACCCTAAGAACGGCATTGATTGCGCTGACATCTTTGAAAAGCTGAAAGATGATAAGCGCGTTGAATACTTAATTTTCAACGGCTTTATTTGGTCAAAGTCAAAGACCAAGCAAGGCAACCGCAAATATACTGGTTCAAACAAGCACGAAAAACATCTTCATATTTCAATCAAGGCAGAGTTTGCTGCCGACACTTCACCGTGGTTTTGGTGGATGAACCAGCCAAGCATTGTTACGCAGGTGGGTGCTAAAATGGTGCCAGTTCCTGCAAAAAAAGCCTACAAAACACCAACTTGTACCTGTTGCCAGGTTCACAAGTAGAACAAGGGAGTCACACAATGGAACAATTCAAGCAAATTACACTTTCTTGGTTTCGCGCAGCAGCAGCGGCAGCAATTGCCCTGTATCTTGCGGGCGAGACTGATCTAAAGACTCTTGGAATGGCTGCCCTTGCTGGCGCTGCTGGTCCAATTCTCAAGTGGCTAGATTCATCAGCCGTAGATTTCGGCAGAGGCTCAAAGTAATCCACCCTTAAATTTTGGAGTAATTAAATGGCAGCAGGTACCTTAGATTTTACGATTGAACAAGGGGCAACTTTTAATCTTTTGCTTACTTGGAAGATTAACGAAGTACCAGTTAATTTAACTAACTGGACTGCTCGCTTACAGGCACGCGTTGATGTTGAAGATACCGAAACAATCCTTTCACTCACAACAGATGCTGGCGGGGGAATTACTCTTGGTGCTAATGTATCAATACTTGGTGGAGTGATAGCAACCTCTGTTGCTACCCCAGGTATTGATATTGATGCCAATGGAAATCTAACTGCTAATACATTTGCTCTTTATGGAAATGGCGCAATTATTACATCAAGTGGTAATTTTAGTGTTGATTCAAGCGGTTATTTGTCTGCAACAGGTGCATCTATAGATGGAAGTATATCAGCGAGTGATGGAAATATTGGAGCATGGATTATTGATGCTAATGGTATCTACAATACTGATGGCTCAACTAGATATGTAGCATTATATCCTGCAGTTGGTACTGTTAGTCAAAATGTTTTTGAAGTTAGCTATGGCGGGTATACTTCAGAAATTTCTGCATCATTAATAAAAGTTTCAACTGCAGGGGCGCAATCTTATATAAATAGTAGCACTCTTTATACAACTGGGTATATATTCAATCGGTGGTCGTGTATTCACAGACACAGTGAGACCGTGGAGTGCTGCTGGAGTTGGAGTTACTGCTGCAGTATGTGTTACTTCAGGAGTGGATGTTACTGGTGGTGTAGGTGTAGGAGTTACTGCTGGGGTGCTTGTTACTACTGGAGTGGATGTTACTGGTGGTGTTTTAGTAGGAGTAACAGTCATTGTA